GTAATCATCAACATAATTGCCTCCCAGATTAGATGGATATACCCTAGTTGGCTCCATTACATATCTAATGTCTAATAATGTTTGATAATTTGGAGGCATTGATTTTGTCATTGCTCTTTGCAATGGTGTCTGTTGTAATACTGGCAAACTGTTATTATTAGAAACGTTTGTTTTTATTGGAGACTGATAATAGTTCAATAATTCTTGATATGATGTAAAAAGTGGTGGTAACGAACCTGTATTTATTAATGACCAATCCGTATTGAAATCTGACCATAATACATCTTCACTAAAAGTATAGATATTACTTATAACAGCATTGGAACTACTAAGGCCGGCCGTCATAGGTTTGTTTTGATATTTCGGTCTTTCAAGAATTGTTGGTTCAATGATTACACCTGTGTAGAGGTTGGCTCTAGCAGGCATTATATTCTTGATTGCCGCAAAGATTGATTTATCAAAGTATAGTTTGTAAACCGTCAACAACTCATTGAAATATGTCCTCTTATTACCCCAACTATTATATTCTTCGTTTTTGGCTTTTAGATCGTAGTATCTATCTTTGTAAATATTTGCTGGATCTCCGATAAGGTTCATGATACCACCATTACTAGTGTATCTTAAAATATCCTTGTTCTTGGAGTCTTGTGGGTCAATAAAGAATCCAAGTTGATTTGATTCACCTGAAATGAAGTCTTCTGGTTCAAATGTTGACCTATCAATAGGGTCAAATCTTGCATCAACTTCGTAATTCAATACCCGTATTTTCTTGTTCTTGTATTTGTTTGGCCCATACTTGGAAGCATCAATATCTTGCTGATATGTTAGTTCTTCAAAGTGATATGGATAAACCGACTGTGAGAACCAAGAACAAGTTGGATAACCAATCCAAGATGCTGAGAAAGCGTTTCCGATAGCTTCTGGGAAGTTATAGGCACGAATTTCTACAGACCCCGTTGGATAATACGATCCCCACCTATCGTTGATTATTTTTTGTGCCCCAGCATACAACTCTGGGTCAACGGTGGTAAGGCTTTCATCTGTATAGTAATCTGGAATGGAATAGTAATTGGATGTATTAGGAACCCATACAGCATTACTAGCCGAAGAATACATACTTTGAGGATAATCCCAATTTAGTCTTACCCACAAATTATCAAATGGAGAAGACCCACTATAACCATATGAATTAAGGTCATTTACGTGTTCATTAAAATCTCTATCATCAATAGGCACATCCCAAATAGATACTTTGTCTAATGTTCCTTTGAAATTTCCGTTGGTAAGTCTGAATCTACCGAATTTAGAAAAAGCATCATTGTCATCATCATACATGACAATACTTGATGTTGAATAGAAAATGGTTCTACCATTCTCATTTCGTTGAATATACAAATCATAATCTAAAGGAATAACACTTGGGTCCACAGAATATTCAAACTCACCATATGGTTCATTCCTTCTCAACATTACACTGAAAATATCTCCGTTAAAAATAGGTAATACGCTACTTGTTATGACAGGTTTTGAAGAGCCGGACCCCATTTGAAACATTAGTTGGCCTGATGACCTGCCCGGAACTCTATAAAATCCTATCGTCCAGTTAGCATATGCCGAACTACTATATGGATATGGAATACTTGTAACCAATGGGAAAAACTTAAAATTTGGATAGGTTATTGGACCATCGGTATCTATAGAAAACTTGAATTCTACTGTTCTTGTTGAATATGGTAGTGGACCTTCAATGTAATCACCTATGCCTGAGAATTGCAGCATGTAGGTTTTTTCATCCAACATGTATGTTGGCAAAGTGTCTTGTGAAGAATCTGAACCGCCGTATTCTCTAATTGTAATCATGGATGAAGGCAACCCATAACATGACATTAGATAGCTTACACACTCTGTAGTTCCTTTGGTTTTGTAGATACCCGGAAGATTTACAAGAATACGATTCCAAATAGTTTGAAGTCTTTGTTGACCTGATAGAGCATCATATGATGCCGAATCCATGCTGTTCAAATACACCTGATCAACGTTCATTGGACCAATAATATCATCAACGTTCCAGCCGAACGAATACAACATTTCTTTCAGTGTGTTCATCGGAATACTTGAAGTAAGTTGATTCCTTACTTGCCTTTCAATAGGCATCGCAGCGATATATGTGTAGATGTTATCAAAATGATGACCTACCATGTTCAAAAATGTCAAATAATCACTATAGTCTGGGTTAGAAGAGACGTATTGAGGAACGTTTGAATACAAACTATCTCTGTTGTATTTGTCATAAGTGCTGGCCAAAGTGTCTTGGTCGATAACATAACTTGCACTAATGAATGAACCGGATTGAACCGAATATTGATAACTTCTACCACTAAACAGATATGATTCATAACCATCAAATGAATTAACAACCGCTGACATTTGGGTTTGAAGTGTATTCTGTTCTTTGAAATAATATGGATATGGAGTGGATGAAGACAGTGAAAGGTTGTACTTGTTTTCAAGTTCTACCAAAGATGCACTCAGTCTAGTCCACTGTATTGATTTATTTTTAAATATATTCAGTCTTGTAGCGACAGACGAAAATACTATGAAATTCGAAAAATCGCTGTAATCCGTGTTCAATTCAGCAATTTGCTTATTGACTGAAATGTTATCTGTTGTCTCTGTTGGACTAGAAAGGTCATCAGATGAATAGAGAAGGTTTGAGTTTTCCTTATTGATGAATGCTTGTGGCGAACCAAAGTTTGGTGACGAAATCTTTATCGTCTTGTATTTTACTGGATTTTGAAGGATTCCAGTAAACACGTAAGGAGTCATGCTAAAATTAGATACCCAGCAAGTATCTTTTGTGCTTATACTTGGTGGAAGTGCCGCTGCCAATTTAACTACAAGAGTAATAGGGTCATCAATTGTATTTCTTTCATCAAGATAACCATTGTTGAGTATTGAATAGTATTGATTGTTTCCGAAATTCAATACGTTCTTGAAATAACCAAAATAGTTGTTTTCGTAACTAGTTTGTAAAGGATTTACATCATTTTCGTAGAAATACTTTACAAAGAAATCAAAGCAAAATTGTCTAGCACTTGCATATCCTTGGTCATCCGCATTCAGGAATTGACTAAATCCTACGTCTAGTCTTACATTTACGAAATTGGCAAACTGTTGTTCAATGTCACTAAAATCTGATATAGCACTATTGTTCTGCAACAAAAAGTTGGTGTAATAGGTTTTTATACCCTGAACCCTGATTAACATCGTAGGTTGCAATCCAGTAGCAGTAACCATTGTAGGAGCTATGGATGAGTATTTGATATAATCCTCATACATATTCTTCAAAAATCTGATTACAGATCCATCATCTTGAAGAAAGAACGCAAATTTTAGATAGGAAATGCCCGCCTGATACTGTTCCAAAGAATCCATCACCTTATAGATTTTATCGTAAGATATATATTTAGCGATAGATAACAAAACAGGAGATACATCACCAATAGGGAATTTCTTTACACAAAATGAATTGTATTGTATGTCAGGCTTATTAGATGGAAGTAACTTTATTTCCGTTCTTGATGGTGAAATTTCCTTAATCGTCAGTGGATCATTTGGATGACCGGCCATGTGTCTAGTAAAATTGTAAGACACATTATGAGTTCCATCTACAATTCCTATTTGATTTAAGTCAGCAAATGGCTGCAACAAAATGCTGTTGTTTTTGTAAATCAAAAATGGACTTATGAGTTCATTATATGAATAGGTGACAGGTAAATTGAAAGCGTTTAGATATGATAGTTGAGTAGTTGTGTAATTCTTGTCTTGGTCAAGAACTCCCCAATTACTAAGTGTTTGATCGCTAGTAGAATACGCTGCAACTTCAATTACGTCATTTGGAGAATAACCAAACCAAATGTCCTTGCTTTGGGATACATAAAACAATGACGTATCCTTCAAACTCAAATATGAGCCTGACTGGACACTGCCTGTATATTCACCTAAAACTGTATATGGGAATGACATATTATATTGATGATGTTGGTGCCGGTTTCATTTCAAGAGATATTGGCGAATAAGGATATACGTCCTCAAAATCACTTAACGATGACCCCTGACCTAACTGAATTCTAAGATTGACAATAGTGTTCTTAACAGCTTGTTGACTTGCCGACCCGGAACTTTGTTCACTTGATGCAACCAATGCACTCAACTGATCTTGAAGTTGGGAATTTCTCAACTGATAAGAAGCAATAGTATCAAGAACTTCTTGTGAGAATATAGACCCCGTTACTGATGCTGTTATTGGTACAAATTCTGTAAAATTTGGGTCATAAAAGGATAGTATTTTTGACTCATTATAGACACAATTGCCTAATGGCAATGCAAAATAAACCTGTTGAAACGTCGAAGAAGACGGATTCAAAATCTCGTTACCTACGTCATCAAAAATATAATCGTAGGTTCCGTAATTTGTGAAGTTTGCTATTTGTTGACTAAAATCTATCATATTATCTAACTATTTTGAAAATATTATTGTGGTCTATAGTATAGATACTTCCACTTTGTTCAACTCTTATCAAAATCTTAAAATATCTTTCCTGTGGGAATCCTGTTGTGTCTAATAAAAAGTAATTTCCATTAGAATCACATGATAGTTTTGTATTTTCATCATAAGATAAAATTATTTCTTCGGTTTCATTGTCTTTAATCGCGTAATACGAAGACGTAGGCAGGTATTGTGGTATAAGATACTGATTAAATTGTGTTTGTCGGTTGAAATTCTTCAACGGAAACTCAGGACGAGCAAAAACATTTACCTTAATTATATCTCCAGCCTTTACAGATGATGGAATGTTTTGAATAACCGTGGTAAACGGCCTGCTGGCAGTAATGGGTGAAAGACTAGTTGATGCTAAAATGAT